ATATTGTTGTAAATGTCTAGCTGATCATCAGCAACCATTTTGTCGTAATATTTATTGAACAAGTAGCAAGTACTTAAACAGTCAGTTAAATTGTATTCCATAAGTATTACAGTGCGTATCAAATTAATATCTTTAATATCTTCCTGGGCGTAGTTACCAGCAAACTCAATTGAATTGTCTTTTAATGACAATTTATTTTCTGCAGTATTATTAGTAGCTAAATACGTAATTAACTTAGTGTCGTGCACTTTTTCATACATGACATCTAACGCATCTATCATTCCAACAAAATCAGTACTATCTTTCATAAAGAAGTCATAAATAATACAACGTATGTCAAATGTAGCATTGTGATATATATGTGTAGCATTAGAGGTTATAAAGTAATCTCTAAGCATCTTTTTTATTGCAGCATCTTCTTCAAATGTACGAGTAAGATGATGGTTAATATTTATACACACACCTTCATGCTGGTTCCATGCAAATGCAATAGTAGCTATGCGAGATTTATCAATGCTTAAACCATAAGTTTCTACGTCACAAGTAAGAAAAGTATGTTTTTTTAACATTTTTAGTGTTTTTTCTATTTCACTTAAATCTGTAACATACGTTGATGAGTGTATAATATTTTGACCTGGCTTTTGGTAACTGCCATCTAAATGAGTTGCAACTGCTGACAAGCTGAGGTCAATTTTTTCTTGTATACGTGGGTTATAAAACAATCCTTGGTAGTTAGCAGTCAAAAACACACACATGTGTTCGTACCCGGCTACTGTACAAGGCATTTTGTAACCATAATGTGGCTCAGCCTTAGATTGACGTGTAGCAGCTTTAAAATAAGCAGTGTCTGCAATAATTACTGTGGTTATGCCTTCAGCATCTAGATTAGCTAGAATAGCCGGCAAAACTTCTTTAATCATTTTAGCAGGGGCTTTATTTAGAGAATTGTATTCTAATGGCAGGGCTTTTAAGCAGATGTTTAATGGATCTGCGTAATGTTTTTTTATATCAAAATACTTAAATGCTACTCCTTTTATTAATAGAGCAGCTTCCGGAAATTTATCCGGATCGGTATACAGATGTTTCATAGATACCTCAGAAATTAGGAGTCCGTTGTGACCATAGGTGGACAAGTCCTACAGGAAAACCGCGATCAATTGCGGTCGGTCATGCGTATGATTTAATAGATATAAGCGTATAAAAATTATATAAGCTATCACTGCTTAATATTTCTTGGATTTCAACTAAAGTGTAATGTTGCATCATATATTCCATAAAATGCTTAATTTCTATAGCGGTAGATTTATCCAATCCATTAGTTTTAGTATTATTAATAGTATTACTCCCACTACAAAACACGTAGCTGACTCTATACTAAGGTCGTCTTCGGTTATTTTCACTTATTGCTCCTAATTTTGGAGCACATATTATATATTGCTATTCCCATCTATAAAAGATGTGATCACCTATAAGACCAACACGAATCATACCAATATCGTTAATCCATTTTGGATAGTAACCTATTTTATGGTAATGAGTCGCTCCATCAGTTATATCGGGATGCATGCCTGAAATTATTAAACTAGCAAGTTGGTTAGAATATAACCAAGCTTTTATATCGTAAGGTTCGTCAGACTTTCCGTCACACCACCAGCTGAAATGGCAAGCATGTCTTACAGGTTGCTCATTTCTATATTTTCCAGATTTAACTACATCACACACATTGTTTTTATAGCGGTGATCAGCAACACGGTTCATGACAACATGGTTTACAGCTATCTCACCTGCTGTAGGTTCTCCTCTAGCTTCGTGGTACCCATTAAGAGCTAGACACATTAACATTTCCGCTATCATGTAAAACCTCCATTTCCATTACCATATCTTTAAAGTGATTTAATGCACGTTGTTTATCAGTAGTTTTAAAAATGTGCACACCGTTTACATTATGTGAATGTACTTGGTGCATTCCTTTAAGAGTCATCATCATGACAATTCCTTCAGGATTTTCAAATCGTTTACCCATGTTAATTCCTTAATTATCAAACCAAAATACAATTCGTTTTTCTGTACTTTCTTCTATGTGAAATTCAAAAGGTATTTGATTCATATACTGTAACATATGGTGTAAATAAGCCTTCTGTCTGTTTACTGTATCATCTGCAGTCATTATAGATAATCTAATGATTAAAGCATTTAACTCAACTTCTGTAAAATAAGTAACAGAATGGGCATCTACTCCCCAACTTTTGTGCTCAGTACGCACAAGATGAGTTACATCATCAGGAAGACCTTTGCATTCTACACTGTATGGATATTCACCACGCACACCTTCAGCTAACATGCCAAAAGCATCATAGTTTCTAGATGGTGCAGAATCGTCAAAAGCTCTACCCATCTCTGTACCTTCACTATACCAATGGTCGTAACTTATCCATTTGTTGTTATGTATATCAGGTGAACGGTATTCTTTGAATAAATGAATGTCGCAACCCATGATGTTCCCCTTTTCATGAAAAAGTGCGGAGCACTTATGATAATAATAATAGTTTTATTTGTAGCTCATTTAATAAAGCGTACGTTTTTGGATCACGTAAATCTTTAATATAATAAGTTTCAGGTGTTACCATTGGAACAAGTTGATTAATGTGAGCAGGTAATGCGTACGCAATATCTACAACATTGTCACTCTTGTTATTTAAATAACATAAATACACTTGAATTTCTTTTATAGAATCTTTTAAATTATCTATAAGTTGCAAATGTTTTTTTATTTCTACTTGATTAAAATCAGGTAAATCAAATAAACAAATAGTTTTAACTTCATCAGTTAAATAACATGCATCATCAGAAGTATTAATAAAAGATTGATTGCCATTACTTTCTTGAAGTATAAACGTTAAATATTTTGAATTTTCTTCAGTCATACTTTTAAGATAATTAAGCAGAAATTGTTTTCTGTTTTTAATAGCAGGTAAAACAAACTTTGCTTGTATTGAATTCAGAAGAGTTGTCATAGATAATTTATCCATATCAATCTCCTGAAATGGTTTGTTTAATTCTTATTTTATTAACGTTAACTTCGCTAACTAATTCCATAGATATTTTACTATCAAAATCAAATCCTTCAATAGCTAAAGTATCTCCATAACCTGTCATTATTTCTGCAGTTTTTAAAGATTTCATTATTGCTACTGCATCGTCTACAGGTAATAGGAACTTAGTTCCATACCCTAGACTAACTGTAGCAAGCAATTTACCATGCGTGTTTTGACTCATAATATATGGTCTCCCCGTATTCTGGTGCTTCTTGTTCTGAATAACAAATCCACATAGTTTCAAATTCGTATCCATCTTCTGCAGTAATAGATTCTGCATAAAGATCTGTAAAATAAAGCAAAACATTTGTAGCATTTTCTTTGCAGTAATCTAATACTGGATAAAATGATGTTCCGCCTCCTCCAGTAAACTTAAGCTTCATAATATCTGTGCTGTCGTCTACTTCGTGTATGTTATGAATGATTTCATCACAATCAAGTATAGTCATATTACTTGGTTGATACGTATCATAGATACTTTTAACTTCTGTAAGTATTTCAGACATCATAGGATCAGTTACAGATCCAGATGTATCTATAGCAACTGTAAGATGCGCTATAGTTTCTGAGTACATAGTAGGCATGTAATGAGTAGGGAAGTAACGTCTGTTAGGACGTTTCCAAGTATGATCATTTTTAGTATTGCTATCCATAAACCTTGCTAGCAATTGACTCCAGTCTAATACTGGATTGATTAAATCATTAATTAAACGATCTACTTCACCAGGTATTTTACCCGCTTCTTCACCACCTTCCATTTTAGCCTGTGCTCTGGCTTTCATTACAGTGTCTTGAATACTAGTAGCAATATCGCCTTTAGTTTCAGTGTCTGCATCTTCAGAGAAATCAATATCTCCATCAAGAATGTTAGGTTTATCTTGCTTACCTTGATGTTGAAGAAGGTCGTTGTAAACTTCTTCAGTGCTCCACCCATGATACTTTGCATCATATAAGTGTGGCTCAGGTAAAACATAACCAGAATTTCGCAATATATCGTTTATAACGTAATCACCTGCTTGGTTGTATAAATTATGATCACGCTCTCCTTTACGAAGTGGGTGCATTAAAGCAATGTGCATAATTTCATGAGCTAAAACACCAATGCGTTCTTGCTTAGATAAGCCGGTAAAAAATGCTGGATTAAAATAGATTCTTTTACCATCTGTAGCAGCAGTACTTACAATTTCTGTAAATACATGCTGCATCATTAAACCAACAGCTATGAGGAAAGTTCCTCCTTGCATCATTAAGCCAATTTTTGTTTTATCTAACTCTTTTTGTAGAGCTGGAGTAATTTCAACTGCTGGATATTCCACAATTTTCCCCTTATTTTAATTTAAGTTCTGAACGCCAGTACTCATGAACATCACAAGTAAAATAATCTACTTCAATTTCATGTCTATATTGACTGTAATGTTTAATCATTTCTCTAATGACATCACGTCCAAGACTATAGCTATGACGCAAATTTTTACGCTCTATAAAAGATTTAAGAGCAAGTTGCCCATCGTAATTGTTTTGAATGTATTCATAAGCTTGTTTATGGGCCCACTCAGGCTCGTCATTATGCTTTTGCCACTTTTCTCGTGCAATGTTGTTTAATCCTTCAGGCATTTTAACATCGCTTCCGTCATCTTTTAGATAACTTAATAAAGTTACTTTTTTTATTAAAGCGTCTATTTTTTCACGATATTCTTTACGTGCTTCTTTATTAGGAGGCATGTAAAAATTACGTACTGAATCAGTTTGATGGCAATATTTGTAACTAAATTTATTTTGTTTAAATAGTTGAGTACCTTTTTGAGATATATCAAATCTTACACGTCCGTTGTGCTGATTTGATAAATCAACAATCATAAAAGATTCGTTATCTATATTATTTTTAGGTACTTTAATAACATCATTACTATTATTACTATGAGCAGTAATATTTCTAAGCCAATGTTTAAAACGTTTTGAAGGAGCTATTAAAATATCAAGAGCTTCAACGTGAAGTAAATCATTTACACTATGATTAACCTGTAATTCAAAATCATTATTTTGAAATAATTTATAAGAAGCTCCAGCGTAATTATTACTATAATAAAACCTTCTTAAATCTTCTTTATCAAATCTAGCTGACACATGGTTAGATATAACACACATGTCTTTGACTTTTTTTGGTGTATCGTCAAGATGCATCAAAGCATAATCTGATTCAGAAACGTTTTTAAATACGTTATGATCTACTGTGGCATCTAAAGCTGTTAGATAATGTCTCATAGCATCTCCTGAGCGTTTTTAGTAACCCATGCATCAATGTATGGTGCTTCCATTATTTCAGCGTTACGACGTACTGCAGACTTCCAAGTGACTACTTGAAAATCAGCCGGTAAGCGCTCTACGAATTTGGATAGGTTATCAATGTTTTCTGTCGTTACTTCGTACGCAATGAGACCAGCTAATGCGTAATGCACACTTGGCTCATTAGGTATTTTGACAGTACTAGGTTTACTAATGATGTCCTTGATTTTAGGTAGACTTTGAAAGATCTCACTAAAGCCTTTGAACTCTAATGCGCAGCCTTCACCTACAGTACCTGCAGCTGTAACTACATCAATATGGCTAAGCTTTTCCTTACCCTTAATTATGTCGGATAAGAATGCCCATGTACGTGGACAAGCAAACGTATCATCAGCATGTGATGGATTGAATTTAAATAACAATTCTTTCCTGTACTCAATGAATGATGTAATACGATGGTCGATACCAGCTACGTTAGCCCACTTGAGCCAATGATCTGGATCTACACCCATGTTTAGATGTATAAGCCGACTCTGCATAGCAGTACCTATACGTTGAGTGATAGCTTTATCTGTAGCTAGGTTGCCTGCACCTATAACAGCTACATTTTTATGTAGGTTATTTTGACCTACTTGTCTATCAAGACAGAGCTTATAAGCTGCAGCTTGCACACTTAATGGAGCACTGTTCATTTCGTCTAAAAATAGCAACCAGCCATTGTATCCTTCAGGTACTGTGTCTCCTTCAATAGGAAACAAAGCAGCTGGTAAGAATGTAGCACGGCCATTTTCAACTCCAGGAAAACCCTGTAAGTCAGTTGGGTCTGCTTGACTTAAACGAAAGTCAATTACTTTTAGATTAAGTTCTTCAGCAACCTGCTTAATAATGTCAGATTTACCGATGCCAGGGCTTCCCTTCAAGAAAGGTACTTTGCCTGCATATAATACGTTGACAATCGCTTCTGGAATGTCTTTAGTTGAAAGTTCCATAGTATTTCCTAAATAATATTTAAATGGTTAAAACGTGCGGAGCACGTATAAAAAAAGACACCCTTGGGTGTCTCTTGTTTAGTTTTAATAAATTTAAATTGCGTTTAATTTTACAAGTAATTCTTTCACTTTACGTTGATAGTATTCAGTGTACTTACTTCCACCTTTAATAGCGTTTTCATAAGTAGTCATTTCATGACGAATGTCTTCAACTTTACGTGCTTTAATTAACTTGTCTTTTAAAGAAGACATTCATTTTCACTCCTTTCCAGGAATTCCAATTGCATTTGCAATACATGTATTGCTTTTGTAATGTCTTCTTTATGAGTGCCTTTATCACGAGTTAAGTATTTACATACTTTAGTGTGAACAGAAGCACGTAAGCCTATGTAACCAAAGTTAGCATAAGTAGCTTCAAGTGGTTGCACTCCAAGGACTTGATAATGATTACCACCTACTTGAGATTCTATTGCTGAATCTGTATAAGCTGGATCAGTTTTAGGTTCATCAATTGTTTTTCTTAATCTCATGATTCGTTATCTCTTCGTTTAAAATAATGATGTTTTTCAGCGTAAGCTACACCACCATGCGAACAGCCTATTAAACGAGCTATTTGTCTTGTACCAAAGCCTCTTTCTCTAAGATTTTTAATAGTGCTTAAAGGTAGTTTGACTTTATGGGGAAGATTAGACTTTAAACCCATTTTACTAGCTTTTTTTAAAACAGCTGTTTCAGTTTTACTTAAAACCAAAGCTAAAGCTACTACTGGAAGTACTCCGTACTTTTCCTTTAATATTTTAGTTTGGTCATAACTCCAAGTTCTATTCATAGATTAGCCTTTTTGTGATTTATGTCTTTTTTGTTTCTTAAATTATACAAAGTAAAATATAAGAAACAATTAACTGTTTTTGTTAATCCCACAGATTCTCATAGTACCTGCCGAACATTTTAAATGCTTTAGTCATTCGTTTTTGATGTTCTTTCAAATTGTCTTTGAACATCCAATCGTCTTCACACTTCTGTTCAAAGGCCCAGATCATTTCATCCATTATCCAGTTCCAACGGGCATGGAAGTTGCTATCTGTGTCCCACTTATTTATTTTAGGGCCATCTACTGTGCTACGCAGTTCCTCTGGCACATCTTCATCATCGGTAAAGGGGCTACCATGTTTAGATTCTTTTAACTGTTTGAGCATCGGTAGGATTACATGTGCTAGGGTATAGTCCATGCTCCATGTGTCTTCTTTGTCTATTCTTACCTCGATTTCTGGATCAGGGTATTCCCCTATGTTAACTTTCATTGTCTTTATCCTTTAGGAATACTTTTAATGTTTTACCATCATCTTGATACGACAACTCGACACTAACGTCATAATGCGTCATGTTTACCATTCTACCTGTACCTGCCCATGTATGGTCTATAACCTCGAAGCGTTCCACACCTTGGTTAAGGTAAATTGTGTTATTTATTAGTTGTTTACGTTTTTTACTAATAGCTTCGTAGAGTTTATTAGTTGAGACAGCCATAGTGCAGGAAGCTGGCCTTCTTTTAAGAATTTTACCGCAGTCTACAAATGAAACAGAGAGTGCACGTAGCTCCATCAACAGACCTAGATCTGAATCAATCCAAGATTCTTGGTTACGTACAGCAGTACTAAACGATTCAGGTATTTTAGGTTTAAATCCAAGATTTTTTGATTCCATCTATTACCTCTTACTTATTATTTTTAATACCCCGGTAATTAACTTCACTGACGTATTTATTATTCCAAGCAGATTCACCTAAAATAAGATGTTTATTATCAGGTTCTGTTGGAGTCCACTCTCGTTTAGTGGTATCCCACTCTTCTTCTACACAAGCACTAGATAATGCTCGTTTAATACGATCTTTTGGTCTAGTGTCCTCACCAATAGGTGTCGGTAAATCATTAGGTATTTTCATTCACGATCCTTTCTAGCTTCGATACTCCTTATTATCTCACTTTCTAGGTCTTGGAGAAATCCTTTAATGTCTTCTTCGTCATGTAAACATGCGAATATTTCGTCATCATCTTTTTCATCTATGTCTGATGCTAATTCTAATAAATCATTAGCTACTCTTTCAAACAAACCAAATACTACTGTTAGTAATTTAGTAATAATTGCAAAGAAAGCACACATAAATACAAATGTTAATTCAGGGTTTATACTACCCCCGTTAGCTAAATGAAAAATAGCCACTATTAGTACTAATAATGGAAAAGTTAAAAGCCCTTTACTTAAAATTGTTAACATAATTTCCTCTTTACAATGTACTTATTAAAGAAATAACAGAGTCACGAAGACCATGTTTACGTCCATTTATAACCGTTATGCCATGTTGACTTAGTATACCATCAAGTTTGTTAGCTAATTTGTCAGGTAAGCTAAAGGCGTAGGATCTCTCACCAGTGTTAGCCTGAGTGCCTGTATCAACTAACTTGCTCATGGGTATCTTTTTATACTTCTTAACAAATGCCACATGTCCTAGCTTAACGGTCTCCTTATTGATAGCAGCTACAAACTTAGTCCATCCAAGACGCTCTAAACAGTACTTCTGCTCTTTCTCTTGCCAGTTAAACTTCTGCATACATGTGTACCCATAGATAAGGTTATACACCTCTGCATTAAGATTAGGGATCTCAGCCTTAATCATTGCATCGAATGTCACATACTGAGTGACTTCCCAATCAATGGTGTTAGCCGCCATGTTCAACAACTTGGCAAACATGTACTTCTGACCTGTAGATGTACGGCTAAGTTTTTTGATACTTGTTACTAACTGACTTACGTTTAAGTTTTTCATAATATTTCCTTATTGATTTTCGAATTTTATTAATCTTCCAAGTACAATTTTAATTCTACGTTGTTCAACAACGTCAGTAGGTATTTCATAAGCTGGAGTGCCAGTCTGTCTACAGAGAATACTTCTAACGTAGTAATCAGACACGTTCTCAATATATATACTGGCCACTTCTCTGCCCTTAGCTAGGTAAGTTTCATACCTAATAGGGTCTTTTAGCCTTTTGGCTAAACACTTCGATTTCTGGGCCTTAGCTTTTTCAGGGTTTTTTAATCGCCACTCTTTCGCATATTTCGCAGCTTTAACTTTTATAGCTGGATCCGCTAAACTCATTTTATTATAGATCGAGTTGCAATATATCCTATGTTGTTTAAGCTCACTTTTAGTCATGTCTGCAACCAGTTTGTGGCTCCTCTTACCTGGATAAATAGACAGGCGTTTCGGTAAACGACGTGCCGCATGAGCTCTAGTAGCTGCATTGGCATACACACGATGTTGCTTATGTTCCTCTTCAGTCATATCAGCAACCTTCTTGCGACACTTCTTACCTGGATATATATTGGCCATAGTTTCACCTCATAATGAGTTAAAAAAATACCCCAATTAAGGGGTACTAGAGTTTAAAATGGATAAATGCTATTAAAAACATTAGAGTTTAAAAAAGGGTGCGGAGCACCCTTATATTTTTGATCTACGATAGTGCATATTCTGAGTTTAATATATGTTTACTTAGATCAGGTGAGTCTTTTATTAATAACACATTATCACCCGTAACATCTAGCATAAACTTATTAAGCGCATCTGAGTCAGCTAACTTGGCTAATATTACTCGGTAGTTATCACGCACCTTATTCATATGGTTAGGTGATGCCCAAAATGAGTCATGAATATGAGCTAATTGAAATCCCTGGTTATGCGCCATTCTTACCATCATACGAGCTACCCAGGCGTCTAGACTATGAATATAGTTAGGACATAGCGATGTATGTCTAGTACTAGGCTGGTTACTCGTATATCGGTAAGTAAAGGTTGTATGATCTAGCTCATCAACCTCAATGCGTGTATCCATTGCTTCAGTCACTTTGACTTTAGATACATGGCCATCTGGCGTTACCCATTTGTGATACAAAGCTGAGTTGTCCCAACACTCATTGATTATATTCATTACGTCTTCTGCACCAGAAAACAAAGAGTTTAATACTTCATGAAAAGCATTTTCTCGCTCACCTCTTAGACTGCCTTGTCGTGATTTATTATAGAAATGGGTCATTACAGGCTTTTTTACATCAGCCCGTACAACAGCATCAATTGGATCTAAAATAAGATTCATTCCAGTAGCCACTTCTGTGTAAACATCTTCCCTGTCACCTGTATCAATCAAATTGACAGCAGCTGCAGTTTTAAGGCAGCCTGATAAACAGGCCATAATTTGTAGCCCTGATGCAGTAGCATCTAAGGCCATTATGTAACCCGTTGGTTTACCAGCTATTGCATCATTGTATGCATTAATAGCTTTAGTAAATAAAAACGGGTTAGAAGCTGCAGGAGTCATACTGTTAAGATTACTAACGTTGTAATCAAACCAATACAATCTATCTTGCCAAGAGAGTTTGTCTTTACCAAACTCATTAGCAGCTGCAATCTTTATATACTCTAATCCAGTGAATTTTTGCATTATATTATAACCTCTTGTTTTACAAAGCTTAATAAAGCTTTCTTATAGTCAGTGGACTGGAAATTGATGTGATAACCTGAAGAGTACATTCTCCCCCGTTTATCAAATTTCCACATGAAGTAAAATGGAATATCTGTATATTCTTTATATACTCTAGAACTAGTAGTTTTCATAAGATCAAACTGCATAGATTTTTCTGGGGTATCTAAAGTTTTATTAGGTTTCTCCCTAAGTTGTAGGATTTCAGGATCGAGCTCCCATTTAATAGACTGCAAGATATTTAAACAGTCTAAGCTTTGCTTTTCTTTATGATGGTTATGCTGCCCTAAGATGCAGGACTCTTGTTGAGTATAATGCCCACCCCCCTGGTTAAACTTCCAAGGTTTAGGAGGTAACACCATTGGTGGTATGTACATAAACTCATCAATTTTCGACAAGACACTTAAACTAGGCTTAAGCTTTGGCTCAAGAGCTAGAGTACCAGTAGGATTACTTTCATAATCATGAGCTAGCAAGTCATACAATTTACCTTCACATACTGCTAAGATTTCAGCAGCTGTACGTACACCCTCAATTAGTTTAGTGTGAAGCAACGGTGCCATAGACGTGCAAATACTCTGTATAGGAGTAATTTCACCGTTACATTTAATTACTGACGCCGCTAACTGATAAGCGATGTCAATAGATTCTACTTTAATTGCTTTTACACGAGCATTCTTACTATCATAGGAATACTCTTGGTTTAAGTAAGTTTCTATTGAAAATACTAAATCTGTAATACTTTCAATATCTACATCATCTTTTAACGAGGCCATAAGACCTCGTCTAGAGAACGTAGTCTCCAGTAGTTTTTGTTCGTTCATGAGAATTCCTTAGAAAGGCACGTCTTCACTAACGTGTTGCAAAACATCTTCTAATGCTGTGCGGTGTATTGTGAGTATTTCGGATGAAGTACCCCAATTGATTTGGATTGTTCTCATGTCCCAGTAGGCTGAGGCCATAAGATCGCACACTCCGTTGGTCTTTTGCATAAAACTGCTAATTTCATCAATACTAACAGGTTTTAACAGGTTTATTTTTACTGCAAGCTTCTTACATTCACATGTATGCCTGCATATCGTGGTAATCATTTACGATATCCTCCGCAGCCTCATAAGCCTGCTTGAAGGTATCGTATTCGCCATCCAATCTCCAATCTCCATTTGAGAAAAACAATAGACCTTGGTTCACGAACTTAAATTGGTACCCACGTATGTTAAAATACTCTTCTTCCATATTACCTCCTAACTATCTTACGTAACTATCTTAGAACTTTTAAGCTTACCCCTACACTTGGTATGGATAAGCTCTTTGCGTCTCACCCAGGCTCAATTTCGAGCTCTGAGTCCTGGTTTTCGTAAGTTTCCTCACCAATAGTAGAACGCCCCATCAGTTTTAGGGCATTCTTACGCGGAAACAACCGGTTAAACTCTTCCCGGTCATCAGTTTCCTCGTGCCAGTAATCTTCAGCCAATTTCATGACTCTTCTCCTACAATTATGCAGCCTTTGCCAGACCGCTCTATATCACGTCTTTCGATGCCTAATCGCACCATGTAGGCTATACATTCGTTCTGGGAATCCCAGGTTACTTTGTACGCCTTATACCCTTTATATTCCTTGATTCCTACAAGGATAACAAGAGCAATTACTGCTGAAATTCCTAGTATTACTGTAACTAAGCCGAATAGCTTAATTACCTTTTGTGTTGAGACCTGATGTGGTCTACTTTTTATTTTTGGACGCATAATATTCTCCAAGTTAATAATTCTATAGACCAGACTTGTGCCTGGTCTCCAACGACTAGCTTTCCTAGCCATGTTGCATTACATTTCTCCCCAGCCAGCTGAAGCCAGCCATTCGTTATCAGCTTTCATATCAGCTGCGCGATCTTTTTCAGATTCTACATATTGATACAAATCTTCGTACCAATTAGATTCAAAAGCTGGATCCATACTGTATCCCAGTTCTGATTCGTAAGCTGCACACTCCAGCTCTACATCATCTATGGTCACATTGGCGCCATAAATACATGACTCTTTATACATATCTACTATAAACTTTGGATATTTCATATTAATCCTTATATTTATTAATTTTACAATTCCGGTACCAAGTGGAAAGGAGTGAGAGAGGAGGTCAGTGGAAAGTAACTAACTTATGATAAAAAAAGAGAGACTGAGCTTACGCCCAATCCCTCTACGCTTTAGATAAGGTCACCCATATCTGCAGCTGTGGTAGGTACACTGAAGCGTAATACCTCGGTACCAAACTTTTCTAAGAAGACAGCTTTACCGTCTTCGGCGCCATTTACCCACCCAATATGCACAGTGTTTCCATTTTCCCCTTTCTTGCAAATGGTCACACCCTTATCGTGGGTAGTAAGGAACAGGTCACCCTGCATCTTCTCTAAGGCAGATGGGACGATCTTATCCCAAAACTGCCTAATGCTAGAGTGCAGATTAATGATACCTGCTTGCTCACCTGACTGTGTGTTTACGTAAATGCCTGGTGCTTGCGAACCATTGGCTTGTACAGTCTTATTTGCTTGTGCTTTCTTCATGATCATGTTCCTTTAATTAAAGACACGGATTGTGCCATCCCATATGGAAAGGAGTGAGGATTCAACAAGATATAACAATCTTAACTCTCTTGTGTTGTGTGTGGTGTTGAAGTGTCTATAAAAAAAACCAACCCGAAGGTTGGATTAGAACTACGGTAGATGGTAGTTTATTTAGCTGCTTTGGCTGGGATGCCTGCTCTACGTGCAGTTATGGCATGTAGGTGCGCTATACGCTGTTGATGCGTAGTGCTCAACTTGTTGATACCAACTGATGCTGAGTCTAGTGACTCGTGGATGCTTTCGTCCACTGCTATGTCCACCAACGTTAAGATGTCGGTGAATGATGCACACACTGAGGTGATGGTAGCTGAGATGAATTTAAACATAAGGTATTCTCCTGGTTATGGCACGATGTTATGCCACTCCATATGGAACAAGGGACGTTACTCGTTATTAAGAGGGGGGGTGTCTCTGCTGTTAGTTCTGTGGGTCATTAGTACTACAACCATACCTAATTATTATTTTTCTTTAAATACCTGTATTAGTATTATCTTATCTATATGTATATATAATATATTACTTGTAATGTTAATATTCCTATTATAGTATGTACTTATACTACTCCTGTTAAGGAAGATACGAGAAGGAGACAGCGAAGCGAAGCGAGAGCTGTCTTCTTCGAGTATCTTTATTATATAAATTATAATAGACTATAACTGTGTTATAAATATAAACGGTTATACCTATGGATCAATCTACTGCAGTAACTGAAGTTTACCTCTCAAAAGAAGAGTTTAAGGCTACTCTGCCTAAAGCTATGAAAGGCCGTATAAGCGACGAGCTTATGGGCAATATCAATTCCCTACTACAAGACCAATCCACTAGAGAAGAACTGCGGGATAACCTAGTCGGCTATGCGAGTGTTTTGGCTCAAGGCCGGTACAAGGTGGAGGATTATATCTCCGCCGTTAAGTATGTAAGTTATAAGATGCTTGGTTCTAGTAACTTAGAGTCATATGTAAAAACCTTTCCTAAACGGTATAAGCGATTGCTCGATGATGGTGTAGATGATCATAGGGTTAGTGCTTATGCTTCTGCATATAATAAAAATCAGCTAGTTAATAAGATATATGAGCAAACTCTAATACCTTCCCATATTTTAAATGCCGACGTGTTTCAAAAGGCACTTAACGTACAGGCGGAGTTGATGGTTCATGCTAATAGTGAAAAGGTTCGTAGCGATGCCGCGAATAGTCTTCTGACCCATTTAAAGCGTCCTGAGATTACTAAGATAGAGCTGGACGTTGGTATGAAGGAAGATAAGACTATTAATGATCTAAGACAAGCTACTATGGCACTAGCTGCAAGCCAGCGGGATATGATAAAGTCAGGAATGATGAATGCTAAAGAAGTAGCACATAGCCAAATTTTAGAAGGTGAGGTGGTAGAGTAATGGCAGAAATCTCTGGGCTGCAGAGTATTTTATCTAGTATGCACAAGCAATACCTTGCTGGTAACTTGCCCCTTGAGCAATATGCTACAGGTGTTAGTAATTTAGAGCAGCAAAGCCCTGAGATGTTTAATATGGCTGTAAATACACCTATCGCCGATCCTGGCAGTTTTAATATGGATCTACCTCCGTCAAATAAACCAGAATTAAGTAATATAGATTTTACTAAATCTGCCCCTAATACAGCTGTAGCTGTAGATAAAAGACAACCTGCAGACTGGGAAAACTTTTCTGGACTATTTAACAAAACTTAACGGGAGCACTTTTGCTTTTGATGGCGAAGTGTTCGATTTTTTTAAAATAAAAAACTTTTTCTTCTGTGTAAAAGATTTAGTAGTTTTTATAGAATTAATAGAATCTAAAAGAATTATTAAATCTGCTAGTGCAGATGAATTTATTTTTTTATTAAAAAAGATGGAAGCAGCACATGTTGTTTTTATTTTTGAGCAAGAAAGCCTATGTCTTTAACACAAAATCCAAAATCAGTAGAAAGTCTGGTACATGCGGTAAGTTTTGACACAGATCCGTACTATGTACCCTCTAATTTTGCACTAGAATTTGTTAACTTTATAAAGTTGGTAAATGGCGCAGAAGGCGAGGAGAACATGACTCCAGTGCTTCATTACAAAATGTTAGATCAAATTGCCACAGGCGATGCTGACGTATTAAACATGTTATTTCGAGGATCCGCTAAAACTACTTTAATGGGAGAGTATCTCTTTCTTTATATAGCTACTTATGGCGGATTTCCGGAATTTGAAGTCGAATTAGCACTGTATGTCTCAGACAGTATTGAGAACGGTGTTAAAAATATGAGAAAAAATTTGGAGTACCGTTATGAAAATAGTGATTTTCTTAAAATTTATGTTCCTTATACTAAATTCACCGATATTAGATGGGAGTTCCGGAACGCGGAAGGCAAAACTTTTATTGTTAAAGGCTATGGAGCTAGCACAGGTGTACGTGGTAGTAAGGAAATGGGTAAGCGCCCAACGTTAGCCATATTAGATGATTTAGTTTCAGATGAGGATGCAAGATCTCCAACTGTTATTAAATCTATTGAAGATACAGTTTATAAAGCCATTAACTATGCTTTACATCCACAAAGGCGCAGAATTATATGGTCAGGTACGCCGTTTAATTCAAAAGATCCACTTTACAAAGCTGTAGAGAGTGGTGCATGGAGTGTGAACGTTTTCCCAGTTTGTGAAAAGTTTCCTTGTACTAAAGAAGAATTCAGAGGCGCTTGGGAAGATCGGTTTACTTTTGAGTACATTGAGGAGCAATACAACAGAGCAGTTAAAACTGGTCAAATTGCTTCATTTAACCAAGAGCTCATGTTACGTATTATGTCTGATGAAGACAGACTGGTTCAAGATGGCGATCTAATTTGGTATGAGCGTAAAGGGCTTCTTAATAATAAAGGCGCTTATAATTTTTATATTACTAGTGATTTTGCTACAAGTGAGAAAAGTAGTGCCGATTTTAGTGTTATATCGGTTTGGGCACTCAATAGTAATGGCGACTGGTTATGGGTAGACGGAATATGCAAACGGCAATTAATGGATCAAAACATTGATGACTTGTTTAGATTGGCTCAAATGTACAAACCTCAGCAAGTGGGTGTAGAAGTAACAGGACAACAAGGCGGATTTATTCAGTGGATACAAAGAGAAATGACTAACCGCAATAATTACTTTACATTAGCGTCTGAAGGCAACAGTAACAGGCCCGGTATACGGCCAGCTACAAATAAAATGCAAAGATTTAATATTGTTTTACCTTGGTTTAAAACTAAAAAAATATGGTTTCCGGAAGAAATGAAACAAGACCCTATTATAGTAGAAGCAATGGAAGAGCTTTCATTAGCGTCAGCTGCAGGATTTAAAAGCAAACATGACGATTTTATAGACACTATATCTATGCTGGGCTCTTTAAACTCTTGGAGACCTAGCCAAGAAGTAGAATCTTCCATTGATGATAATAACTCTGTAATATGGAGCGATGATGATACTGAAAAATCTTCCCATTATGATTCATATATTGTTTAGAGATAAAAAATGACTACAGCCGCAGAGTATTTAAGACTAACAGAAGCAGAAGCTAATTCTGCAGCAACCTCAGCTGTGAATGTTCAAAACCAAGTAGCTGTTGCAGAAACATTTGCAAACACAGCTACTACTTATGCTAATGCTGTTGGTGCTAGTGTAGCTGCTGCAGAAACTGCTAACATTGCTGCTGGTTTAAAAGCTATTGAGTCTAAAAACTATAGAGATCTTGCATTATTATGGGGAAATGCAGATCCTAACGTTGTAGTAGAAGATAGTCTTTACTCTGCCAGACATTACTCTCAATTAACTGTAAATATGTTAGCTGCTATGCAGGCTAACTTAAATGCACATGAAGGCATTTATACTAATAATAAGACTGTAACAGATGCAGCAATAGCATACTTAGGTTTTCGTTTAGATACAGGTGTATTATCTTTTGACAGTACTGCTCTTGAAGGATTAATTACTGACTTAGAAAACAACACTTCTGCTCAAATGGTTCAAAAATTAAATACAGTTTTATACAACACAGATCAACTTGAGTTAGCTGCTTTTGCTAAGTCTAATGATATTTCTACAAGTAATAAAATTATAGATTACTTAGATGAAGCAGGACAAATAGCATTACAGGCTATGATTACAAGTTCAACTAATCAAACAAAGTTAAGCTATGCTGGTGTAGTAGTAGATGCCGATACAGGCGTTATAACTAGCGCAGCAGGTTCTGCGTTAGCTACAGAATATGGTTTAAGAGTAGCTGCAATAGAAGAAACAATTGGCTCATCTGTTCAGCCTGGATTAGGAACCATGCAAGCCAAGTACACTATTAAAACAGATGTAAATGGGAATGTAGCTGGTTTTGGTTTATTTAATACTGCAAATACTGATATTACTAGTGCAGGATTTAGTGAGTTTATTATTAATGCAAACTCATTTAAAGTAGCAGGAACTAGCGACATAGTAGCACCATTTAGAGTTATTACATCCCCTGGTCTTTGCACTAGTAGCATAGGAGGTGAATCAGCATCAGGTCAAACAGCTTGTGTAAACAGTGGTGGAACGTGGAATGCTCCGGGTACGTACATAAGCGATACGATTATTATGAATGCAACTATAGACGCTGCAAATATTAGTAATCTTACAATAGGTACAGATGACGTAATAGGATATGTTAACGCTACAAATGCTCTTATAGCTGCTGCTACAATTAATGCTAATCAACTTAACCTTACCCCACCTGATGTAGGAGCTGGTACTTACGCAACAGGCACAGGTAGTAGAATGATAATAGATTCAGACAGTATTGAAGTTTGGGAAGGCACAAATTTACGCGTTAAAATAGGAAATCTTACGTAATGGCGTACGGATTTGAAATATATGAATCAGATGGGTCTTTACGGTTTTCATCATTAGACCAAACATGGACTGTACTTGGATATTATAAAACACCAGCTAATACAAATCAGACATACACTAATGTACCTGTTATGAATACACGGCTTGTTACTCGCCAAATGTTAAATCAAGTTACGGGTGATGATGAGGCGTATGTACACACATATACATTGTCTGGATCTACTTTAACAACTACAGCACCAAATACATCAAATACAGTAGAAACTTTTTTTGTAGTATGGGGAAAATAATATGACATATGGAATAATTGCAAAAAATACAGATAATGATATTCTTATTGATTCAGAGTTTGCTCATTATCATTTTGCTGGTAAAGCTACATTATTTAATTCAACAAGAATACCAGCTATGTCAGGCGGCACAAGTACTCAACATAGCCCAAGTACCCCTACTGGCTTAGCTGGAACTCAAGTTAATGGCAACATTTTTAAATATAGTTTATCAGCACGTGCCAATTCTAATAGCCCTCCCCCTATGTGTTTTATAAAACCTATTAGTACAGGAAGTAACGCTCCGTATGCATCAGTTATTCTTACTACTAGGATAGGAACTAACTGGGAAATGTGGGTTATTCAAACTTACGGGCATTCAGCTCCTACGTTATATTGTTTTTTACCACTTAATGAAATGTCTTATGCAGCAGCTACTTCTTCAGATGATTACGGGATACAAACATTTAATAGCTCTAATAATAGAACTTACGATTCTAGAATTTTGCCATTAAAAGTAGTAGGAGGAAATAATGCTTCTTCACCTTCTATGGCAAATACTGGTGGAAGTTCCGCATATACTGTAAATTTAAGTGTAAATGTTGCGCCGTTATCTTTTGCAACAGGAGTAGTTGGTGCAGATAATACAGTTCCAGCATCTGATATGATGTATTATTGCCCTTCTATTGCACACTCATGTAGTGAATGGCAAGCAGCTAGTGACGGCGAGGGGTTTCAATCGCAGGGATACAACTCGTTTTTTTATGCATGGTCTAGAGCTGATTTATGGTGGTGTTTTTATCGTAGTGCTTTTCGTATAAATAGTGGATTTTATTTCCAGTCATCATATTCTATATATGCATCTGGCCACGCTTGGGATACAGATGAAAATAAATCAGGACTTTTAAGTGCAATACTTGCTGCTGCGTTAGCTTTTGCAACTTTTGGTGCATCATTACCTTTTTTTATTATAGCAGTAGGTGGTACTGCGCTTACTGCAGCATTTGCAAGTTCAGGAACTCCTGCAGGTTTTTATTATCCTTATAAAAATGATTCAAGAAATACTGCAAATTCTAATCCTTTTATGATATCAAGAGCTTCTTACTATGATTGAGGTAAAGTATGTATGAAATACTAGATCAAAAAGACAAAGGTATTGATAGTATTGTTACAGTTAAAATATGTAAAGAACGTCTTTCAAAAGTTAATGGAGAAGTAGTTCCAACTTTAGATAAAAGTACTAATTACCACACTGAATTACATAACAATAAAATTCAACATGACCATAGACATGACAGTATACAAACTACAATACTTGTAGTTAATCCTGTAACTGATGAAAAAATCAGAAGCCAAATACAGACATTGTTAGATTGTGAATGCTTTGATATAGGCGAAGAAGAGCCAATTAATCATGAAATTGAAGAGGTATGCACAGTAGACGGGCAAGATAAAACTTCTTACTTAATGCATAACTGCCCTCAGAGACTCAGAGACATAATTACAGAAAAATTTCCAAATGAGGATCAAACAGATTTTAGTGCAATGTCTAGTGACTTATTTCATTCAGTCTTACAAGAAAAAGTAATTACTGTTTTAAAGTATTCAAATAAACAACCGTTGCTTCGTTGCCCAGAAGGGCATATTGGAGCAATTGCAACAAAATACTGTTTAACAAGTAATAAAATTTATGATAAACGGTATGTTTTGTGCGATGAAACACATCCGTTACTTCCAACTGAATGTAGCGTAATTTGTAGGAGTTATAATAAAGTATACGATGCTAATTTTATTTTTCCAGAGCACTATGATTTATATTTTACTGGGGATCCATTATATGTTGAAGCAGCTTTTGATCTCCCACATAAGGTAGGGGCATATTCTACGTGGTATGGAGCAACAATTGTTAATAATGAGATTGTTAGAGTAAAACAATACATATACGATTATAATAACGCTTTCTCTGATTGGGATGCGATACTTCAATTTACTAAAGATGCAGTCAATAGTTCTACTGTTTTTCAAGACATTGATTAAATTTTTACGTTAAAATTAATTAAATATAAGGTAAGATGGTATGGCTTGGTATAATGTAGGTACAGTAACAGTTATTAACGGTTCTGCCGTAGTATCTGGTGTTGGAACGTTTTTTCTAAACACAGTTAAAACAGGTCATATTTTTTATGGGCCTGATAAAGAATTATATGAAGTGCTTAGTGTAGCTACAGATACACAACTTACTTTAAATTC